AAGATTTTGGATCTGTAGAGATACTAGCTCTGATAAATTCTGCCTATAAAAAGACTGCTAACTTTAATACTAAGCAATTTGAGGATAAAGATAAAAAAGATAAGCTCATTAATTTTGTTCTAAGTGGCAAGTCTGATGCTGTCATCTTAGAGGAATTTAAAGAGTACAATAAAGAGAATATTGAGTCAGAGATTCAGACTATTAAGGAGGTAATAAAAGTAGATGAGTTTTGGAAATATGATTTTAAAGGTGATGTATTAATTATACCATACCGATTTAAGCTATTTTTAGAGAATCTACAGTACTATAAGTACTATCCTGTAGCTAACACTAAGACTTTTGTTTTTATTACTAAGAATGAGAATTTTATTAATCATGTATCTGAATTTCAGATAAAGGATAGAGTAATGGAGTACCTGGTTCAATCAAATCGGATACCTGTCTTTGATGCTGTAGCTGAGAAGTCTAAACTATTTACTCCTCAATACCTCAGCATGATAGATACTGCTAATGTAGAGATGGAGAGGGATGGTATAGATTACGGTATGATTTACTATAAAAATTCAGCTGTAAAAGTATTTGCTAAGCACCATGAGATATATGAATACTCAGAGCTTAAAGGTTATGTTTGGAATAATCAGATAATAGATAGAGATTTAATAGATGCTGATCACCATGAGTCAATGTTTAGGTCTTTCATTTGGTTTATCTCAGGGCAGGAGGTAGAGAGATATGATACTATGAAGAGCATCATAGGCTATATGCTACATTCTTATAAGACCTCAGCTAATAATAAAGCAATCATTTTAAATGATGAGACTATCTCAGATAATCCTAATGGAGGTAGTGGCAAAGGTATTCTGATTAATGCAATTAGCTACATGAAAAAAGTTAGCACCATTGATGGTAAGACCTTTGATTCAAATAAATCATTTCCCTATCAGACTGTCTCTTCTGATTGTCAGGTGCTAGCATTTGATGATGTAAGAAAGAACTTTAACTTTGAGAGCTTATTTAGTATAATCACTGAGGGGCTTACTATTGAATACAAAGGTAGAGATGCAATTAAACTACCTGTAAAAGACTCACCTAAAGTATTAATCTCTACTAACTACACTATCAAAGCAGATGGTGGCTCTTTCAAGCGTAGGATGTTTGAGGTGGAGCTTAGTAGTTACTTTGGTACTCAACACACTCCATTTGATGAGTTTGGCTCTATGCTGTTTGAGGATTGGGATCAGCAGGAATGGGCAAGGTTTGACCATTACATGATTAACTGCCTTAACTATTACCTAGAAAATGGCTTAGTAGAATCTGAGGCTAAGAATTTGGAGCTAAGAAAGTTTATCAATGAGACATCTCAAGATTTTATTGAATGGGTAGATAATAAGAATCTAGGATTTGACCAAAGATTGAATAAGGTATCAATGTTTGAGAACTTTATAGCAGAATACACTGACCAAAAGAAATACCTGACTAATAGAACATTTAATAAATGGTGTAAGAAGTATGCAGAATACAATGGTAAGGAGTATGTAGATGGATCTAGCAATGGAGCTAGATGGTTTGAGATTAAGTCACAAAGAGATCCTGATGTATGGGATTCAATAAATTATAATTGATATGAACAAAGAAAACAAGCAACTCCTCAAAGCCTTAGAGATTAACTATCTCACACTTAAGCATCCTACCATGCGATATATTACAGCATCAGATTGGAATGATAACTCTGCTAATGCACTCACTAAATGTATCATTCACTTTTTAACTTATTCAGGCTTTCAAGCTGAGAGAATTAATACAATGGGAGTCTATAGAGAGGGTAAAAAGATACAGGTAGGTGAGAATACTAGACAGCTGAAAGGCACTTATACTCCTAGCACAGGTACTAAAGGCTCTGCTGATATATCTGCCACCATTAGAGGTAGGTCAGTGAAGATTGAGGTAAAGTATGGTAAGGATAGGCAGTCAGAGGTGCAGAAAAAATATCAGGAATCAATAGAAGCTGCAGGGGGTACATACTTTATTGCAAGAACTTTTGATGAATTTATGATATTTTATTATAATTTTATTGCAGATATAAAATAATTGATTATCTTTACTGAAATTTAAAACTTTATTATGGAAACAAAAACAAAAGCTGTAGTACCAGCACCTGTACTAACTCTGCACCAAAAGCTCCACAAAGCTAAGCAGTCAATCGGCAAAGTAGCTAAGAATGCTACCAATCCCCACTTTAAAAAGTCATACTCTGACATCAATGCAATCATTGAGGCAGTAGAGCCTATCTTATTAGAGAATGGTCTACTATTACTACAGCCTATTCAGGGCAATAATGTATGCACTCAGATAATCTGCATAGATTCTAATGAGTTAATAGAATCATGTATGGAACTACCTGCAGGATTAAATCCACAGCAAATGGGATCGTGTTTGACCTACTACCGTAGGTACACATTGGTCAGCCTTTGCTCGCTTCAATCTGTTGATGATGATGCAAATCTAGCTAGTGTACCTGTTAAGGCTGCTAAGCCTGGACTATCTAAGGAGAGATTTGAGGAGGCACTTGTGTCTATTCAAGATGGTAAGTTTACAATCCCTAAGCTAAGAGAGACCTTTGAGCTTACAGATTTACAAAATAAAGCAATCATGTTACTATGAAGTGGCATCCATCATCACTAGGAAAACTAATGACAGCATCTCGGACTAAGTCTGAGGTGCTATCTGAAACTACTAAGACCTACATCAGAGGTCTAGCTAAGCAGGATTTTTATGGTTATAATGTAGAGCTGAATAACAAATATATTAATAAGGGTATAATGCAGGAGAATGATTCTATTGCTCTACTCAATACTGTATCATTCACTAGCATGGTCAAAAACACTGAGAGACTTACTAACGAATGGCTTACAGGAGAGGCTGATATAGTACTAGATGACCAAATCATAGACATTAAGACATCATGGTCATTAGAAACGTTCCCTGCTACTCCTGAAGAGGGTATAAATAAAGACTATGAGTGGCAGCTTAGAGCTTACCTTATGTTATATAATAAGAACTATGCTACTCTATGCTATTGCATGGTCACTACTCATCCATCACTACTCAATGAATGGGAGAACTTATCACTCCATCAGGTAGATCACATAGCTCCTGAGAAGAGAATTACTAGTATACTATTTGAGAGAGACCTGGAGCTTGAGGAGGAGATTAAGCTAAGACTGCATCACTGCACTGAGTACTATGTTAAGTATATTAATCAGCTTAATAACAAATGATGACCGAGAAAACAATGGCAATGATCCTAATGCTGATAATTTATGGATTGATAATACTAGGTATGTATAATTTAATAACAACTATAATATGAATGATTACAAAGTGAAAGGACTTATTAAAGTGATAGGTGAGACAGTACAGGTGACTGAGAAATTCTCTAAGAGAGAAGTAGTAATAACAGTTGAAGATGGCAAATATCCTCAACACATCAGCCTGCAAGCTACAGGAGATAAAACAGCTCTACTAGATGGCTACAAAGTAGGTGAAGAGGTGGAGGCATCATTCAATCTGAGAGGTAGAGAGTGGCAGGATAAGCATTTTAACTCATTAGAGTTATGGAAGATTGAAGTATTGACTGCAGCTGCAGTAGCTCCTGCTCATGTACCTGATCAACCTGGTGATGATCTCCCTTTCTAAGGGGCAGAGCATTAAAGACTTTATGATTGAAAAATTATACTAAAAACTAATAACTTTATGGCAGTCTTATGGCTGCCTTTGTTATTTTTGCCTAATGACAATAATAACATACATATCAATATCATGGTTTTTAGTAAACTTTGAGCCATTACAACTGCTAATAGACTCAATCTATAGCAAATTCAAGCCTAGCATTCTAGCAATGTATCTACACTCATCTGCTACCTGTATCAAATGCGTATCTTTTTGGCTAACATTAATCTGCACCTGGTCATTTATTGAAGCAACTATTGTAGCCTTACTATCGTTTATATTACAGGAATGTTTACTGAAGCTGAGCAAGTAATAATAGAATATGTGTTTAGTTTGCCTGAGAAAGAGCAATCTTATAAGACTCACTTATTAAAACTCAAAGCTATTAAAGATAGCCTGCTTGGTTATGAAAAGGAATGTTTCTGTGGTAGTGTGAGGAGAAAGATATGGCTTAAGGATTTCAAGCAATGGTATGAGACCTATACTTGATAACTACATAGCAGCTCACTATAAAGAGATAAGGAAATACACTAACTATTTTCTAGTAAGAATGAAGTCTACTATTTCAGCTGATGCTGTAATAAATAACTCTTTTATTTATTTATGTAATATAGATATAGAGGTTACTGATCCAGGTAAGGTCAAAGCATACCTACTCAATACTATTAAGATGCAGATCCTTTGGTCTACATCACTAACTAATAGACAGGAGAGAGTGACAGCTACAGATAGTACTATGCCAATAGTGATGGATGATGATACTGATCTATGGGATAAGATTAGAGATGATATGCAGTATCAAAACAATATGGCAGTCATTGATATATATAGAGGGAGGATTACAGATAGAATTAAGCTGATAGTATTCCAAACTTATTTTGACAAAGGATACAGTACAGCTAGAGCAATGGCAGAATATTTTAAAATTCCTGTTACCTCAGCTCATTATTGGATACAAGAGATTAAAAACGATTTAAAAAAGCTAAGAGATGAAAATTAAAAATGAATTTATAGGAGTAAAAGTATCTCACAAAGGTAACAATGTAAATGTCTCAACTGAGAATTATACTTTTTGTGAGTCTATAGGTCTAGGCTATATGTTTGAAGAGCCAACAGTATCTGAGCCTAAAGTTATAAAGTATAAAGCAGTCAAAGGACCAATACCTACTCCTGTAGTAGATGAGCCTACTGTAGAAACTGAGGAGGATGGCACAGAAGCAGAGTAGCATATCATTCGCTAGAAAGCCTAAGGTAAAGAGACCAGGTGTTCATGCTAAGAGTAAGACCTCTAAGCTGAAAACAAGTAAAAATTATAAGAAAATTTATACACGACAAGGATGAAATTAGTTAAAATAAACAGCATAAAGACGAACCCAAAAAACCCACGTTTAATAAAAGACGACAAGTTTAAAAAGTTAGTCAAGTCAATTAAGGAATTTCCTCAAATGTTAGAACTAAGACCAATAGTTGTAGATGAAAATAATATAATACTTGGTGGAAATATGAGACACAAAGCTTGTATTGAAGCAGGATTAAAAGAAGTTTTTATAGTACAAGCGAAAGATTTA